CTAGTGGTATGTTAGCTTATTTAGATTCTGTAAAAGAAACTAGAACAGGTGTAAGTAGAACATCACAAGGATTAAATACAGATTCTTTAAATAATAAAACTGCAACTGGTATGAACCAAGTATTAACTCAATCTCAAATGAGAATGGAGTTGATTGCTAGAATATTTGCAGAAACAGGTGTTAAAGACTTAGCACTTAAAATATTTGAGTTGGTATGTAAGTATCAACAAAAAGAAAAGATAGTAAGAATCAGAGGTAAGTATATACCTATGAGACCTTACGAATGGAAAGACAGAGTTAATGTTACTGTCCAAGTAGGATTAGGTTCAGGATCAAAAGAACAACAACTAATCCTAGTTAATGCTATACTACAAAGACAAATGGAAGCCATAAACCTACAACAAAACGTTTATGGTCCAATGGTTAATCTAAGAAATATATACAACTCATTAAAGAAATTAGTTGAAAATGCAGGTCTAAATAGTGTAGAACCTTTCTTTATGGATCCAGATGTAGGTGCATCACAGATGCCACAACTGCCTCCTAAACCACCAACTGAGTTTGAGAAGGTAACTCTAGCACAAGTTCAAGGTGAAAACCAAAGAGCACAGCTAAAAGCTGAAACTGAGATTAAAAACATAGAAGCTAAAATGAGAGAATCTATGTTATCATTTGAGTTGAAAATAAAAGAATTAGAGTTAAAATATGGTGGTAAGATTGACGAGATGGAATTAAAACGTAGATCTATGTTAGAACAAGAAGATCTTAAGAAATCTGGTGATCTTATGAAAGAAATAATAAAAGGACAAAACCAATTCTTTAATGGACAAGGAAACACAAATCAGACAGGGCAAGAGAGCACAGCAGCTCCTAAACGATCCCCTGCTAAAGACAGCATTTGAAGATCTCCTAGAAATATATAAACAGGAAATCTTTAATACAAAATTCACTGAAGATGATAAACGTACATATCTTTGGGTAGCGTACAATCTTGTAGATAAAATACGAGGTCATCTACAAAGTATCATGACCAGTGGAAAGCTATCTCAGGACGAGATAGATCAATTAAATAAAAGAAGTTAAGCTAACGCAACTTCAAATTCGTCAACCAACAAGAAAGGAACGATATGGCAGAGCCACAAAACATAGAAGGTGCAGCTGAAAAAATTTCAGGATTATTGAATCCAAAAGATCAACAAGAAACTGAAACTAAAACAGCAGAACCATCAGAGTCTAAACCTGAGATACAGGAAACCGATAGTAGTCAAGCAGAGTCTGAAGCAACTACACAAGAGGAGACATCTGAAAATACTGAGGTAACAGAAGAAACACAAACAGAATCACAAGAACCTAATCTCCACCAATTAAAAGTTAATGGTCAAGAGATTGAGGTAAGCCTTGATGAACTGAAAGCTGGATATTCTAGAGACTCAGATTATAGACAAAAAACTCATCAACTGAGCATGGAAAGAAAAGACTTAGATGTTCAGAAGAATGGTTTGCGTCAATCTTATGATGCGAAACTATCCGAGTTGAATGAACTAATAGCAACTGCTGACGCAACTGTCAGACAAACACAAGGAAGTACTGATCTTCAAAAACTTTACGAAGAAGATCCTACACAAGCTGCAAAGTTGGACTTTGAATTAAGACAACAACAAGGCAGAATACAGGATATGAAAGGTAGAGCTAGAGAAGCACAAGCAAAACAGTATAATGATTTCCTTGAAACACAGCGAGAGTTAGCAGCAACAAAAATACCAGAGTACAGCGATCCTGGAAAAGCAGATCAATTCAAAATTAATATGCGTAATTCTTTAAAGAGTTATGGATTTAATGATGAAGAAATTGGATCACTTGCAGATCATAGATTTCTTATGGTCGCAAAAGATGCAATGAGTTATAAATCTTTGAAAGATAAAAGACCTATCGTTCAAAAGAAAGTAGCTAATGCTCCAAAGGTTGTTAAATCTGGTGTTGCAAAGTCATCAACAAGTTCTGGTAGAGAGCAGATAAGAAATAAAATTGGCAAGTTGCGTAAGTCAGGAGACATCAAAGATGCTTCCTCTGCAATACTTGACATGATTAATCTTAAATCTCAACAAAGGAAATAAACAATGGCACAACCAACAAACACGTTTGATACGTATGATAGTGTAGGTGAAAGAGAAGATCTTTCTGACGTTATCTATTCGATATCACCAACAGACACGCCATTCATCAGCTCAGCAGCTAAGACACAAGCTACTGCAGTTCTTCACGAATGGCAAACAGACTCACTTGCATCAGCATCAACATCAAATGCTGTTATTGAAGGTGACGAAGCAACTTTAGATGCAGTTACTGCAACTTCTAGACTTTCTAACAGTTCTCAAATTATGGACAAAACTGTCGTAATTACAGGAACACAAGAATCTGTAGACAAAGCAGGTAGAGCATCTGAGTTAGCATACCAAATAGCTAAGAAAGCTAAAGAGTTAAAAAGAGACATGGAAGCTACTATCACTGGTAACCAAGCTGAAGTTGCAGGTAATGCAACAACAGCAAGAAAACTTGGTTCTCTAGGAGCTTGGGTAGCAACTAATGACGATCTATCAGCAGCTGGTTCTCCAGCATCAGGTGGTGCAGGTAATACTGCTAGAACTGATGGAACTCAAAGAGCTTTTACAGAAGCACAACTTAAATCAGTAATCAAATCAGTATGGAATGCTGGTGGAGATCCATCTATGCTTATGGTTGGACCTTTCAACAAGCAAAAAATATCTGGTTTTACTGGTAACAGTACTAGATTTGACGCTGGTGCAGACGCTACATTATACACTTCAGTAGACGTGTACGCATCTGACTTTGGTCAATTACAAGTTGTTCCTAACAGATTCTCTAGAGATAGAGATGCATATGTGTTAGATATGAACTACTGGGCAATAGCATTTTTAAGAGACTTCAGTATGCATGAACTTGCAAAAACTGGTGACTCAGAGAAAAGACAACTTCTTGTAGAAGCTACTCTTGAATCTAGAAATGAAGCTGCTTCTGGTATGGTTGCAGACTTAACAACATCATAATAAATATAACTGTTTAGGGGAGTAACCTATAATCTGCTCCCCTAGCAGATTCTAAACAATGAAGATCTGAGATAGGTTAGGATCGGAACATTAAAGGAATAAAATGAGAACATTAAACGACTATTTTTTACATGCTGCTATTGCTGACATCAGCACAGCATCATCAACTTTTGTACCAGTACCAGATGGTGGAAAAATTATTAAAATCATAACTGCACTTCAAGGTGCTATAGGCACAGCCGATGGTGGAATTAGTTTTGAAATTGGTGGAACTGCTGTAACTGGTGGTGGAATCACAGTAACACAATCTGGATCTGCTGCTGGAGACGTTGATACAGCTGAACCAACTGCACTTAATGACGTTCTAGAAGGTGGAACTATCGAAATGCTTACTGATGGAGCATCAAGTAATGCAGTTAAATTAAACGTAACTTTCATAATTAGAAGATAAGGAGTAGCATGTCACACATTGCGATGAGACCTGTTACTACACAAAAAGTTACTTCATCAGGATCTTCAGCTCAATCATCAGCATTTGGTTCTAACGTAGAGTATGTTAGAGTTATGGGAGACGCTGATTGTCATATTGAGTTTGGAGTAAATCCTACAGCAACAACTTCTAAGATATTTTTAGAATCTAAATCATATGAATATTTTAAAGTATCTGAAGGTGAAAAAGTTGCTGTAATAGGATCTGTAAACTTATACGTAACTGAATTGACAGAGTAATGGGAAAAGTTCGATCTGTAGAATACGATGGTGGAATAAAGACTAAGTATATTCAAGAGTCAGATGGTAAGCTAACTATTAATAATTCACAGGATGTAAATCCTTTGTTGAAAAGAAATAAAGAGTTATACAATCATGACAAAGGATGGGTTTCTTCTCAAAAAGAAATGAAACGAGTAGCTAGTGTACCACCATTAGTACTACAGATCTGGGCAAAAGAATATAATGGTAGCAATAATTGGTTTGGCTTACCAAAAGAAATACAAAGAAAAATAATGAGAACTAAACTTAATTCTAGTGAGTTTAGATATTTTAGAACAGCAGAAGGCAGTTTATAATGGCATTATCAACATATACAGAATTAAAAGCATCTATAGCAAACTTCTTAAATAGATCAGATCTTACAAATGAAATACAAGATGATTTTATTAAATTAACAGAAGCTGACTTTAATGCTAAGTTAAGAATTAGACAAATGGAACAGATTGATACTATTACAATAGATAGTGAAACAGAATCTGTACCTACAGGATTTATAGCTGTAAGATCATTTTATATCTTACTATCATCAATTAAGTATCCTTTAGAATATATCACACCACATAATTTATTTGAAATTAAAGGTGGTTCTCGTACTGGTAGACCTAGAGCATACACAATAGAGAGTGATAATGAAGCAGAAACTTTCAGATTTGGTCCTGCCCCTGATACTAGCTATACTGGTTACTTATCATACTATAAAAGTATATCAGCTCTTAGTGATACTAATACATCAAATTACATCTTAGCAAATCACCCTGCTATATATTTATATGGATCCTTATATCATGCAGCTAACTTTCTTGGTGGAATAGATCAAACACAATTATCACAATGGTTACAAATGTATTCTACTGCATTAGAAAGATGTGAGAATAACGACAGACAAGATTCATATGGAGGAGCACCTGTTCAACAAAGAACAGATGTACAAACAGACTTATCATTTTATAGGCAAAGATAATGCAAGTACCTTTTGGAGAATGGCTACCAGATCAACCTGAACACTTAAATCCAGGAGCAAACGTAGCTACTAATGTATATCATACAATAAATAGTTATAAGAGATTTCCATCTCTTGTAGCTTATAGTGCAAATAATATGGCAAAAGATTCTAGAGGTGCAGGATCTTTTAGAGATAATACTAATACTGTATACAATTTTACAGCATCTAACTCAGATATATTCCAATTATCATCAGGAACATTTACATCTAGAAAATCTAGTTTAAGTGGTGGTGATACAGATTACTTTACATTTACACAGTTTGGTCAGTACGTTATAGCTAGTAATGGTGTAGATGCACCACAATATTATTTAATGGGTACATCAACTAACTTTGCTAATCTAAGTTCTATAGCTAGTGCAGGAACTGTACCAGT